CCAGATAAGACAAATAAGGATAAAACTGTTTTAGTTTTTAAAAATGACGAATGTTTTAAACAGGAGTTTGAGAGAATAAACAAAGAAATTGCTGAAAAGAAAGCTGAATAACTAATAAAAGCAAAATAGGGAGGTGTTTATATGGCAAGAGCAGCAGGCAGATCAGTTAAGACAGCTCCAGAACCTAAATTTTTATGTCATTACTGTAACAAAGAAAAGAAAAAATCTGAATTTTATATGTCTACTGACACAAGAGTGTTGACTGGTATTACAAGGTGTTGCAAGGATTGTGCCAGAAAAATAGCATGCAACTACAATCCTTACACTGATGTTTATGGTGCTGCAACCAAAGACACTGTAATTGACGCTTTGGAAGTTTTAGACAAGCCTTTTTTTCAATCGTTATTTGATGCGAGTTATACGGAGTGGGCTGATAATACGAGTCAGAAACAGAAAACATCTGTGTGGGACACGTACATTAAGAATGTGTCTATGCCTAATTATCGTGGATTAAGATTTAAAGATGGTGATATTTTTGAAAAATTTGTTGAAGATGCAAGAAAGCTTGTTGGAATTAAAGATGAAGATGTACCAAAAGAAATTCACGATATTGAAAATGAGGCTGAAATAAACAGAAAAGACCTTATAAGAATGCTTGGATATGATCCCTTTTTAAATTATCCAGTGCAAAGTGACAAACCATTATTGTATGCACAGCTTGTAGGGTTTATAGATGACGAAACAAAAAATGATATGATGAAAATGAATGCAATAATACAAATTGTAAAGTCATTTAATCAAATTCAAAAAATAAATGATTCCATTGATGAACTTTCTGTAAATACCCAGAAGTTAAACAGCAATAATGGAACTATAAAACAACTAACTGAAACATTATCTAAGCTTATTAGCAGTGCAAATGCGTTAGCTAAAGATAATGGAATTAGTGTTAATCATAATAATAATAAAAGCAAAGGACAAAATACTTTAACAGGAAAAATAAAAGAGTTAGAACAAATAGGTTTTAGAGATGCCAAGATTAATATGTATGATATAGATTATTGTAAGGGCATGCAACAGGTTGCAGAAATTAGTGCAAAAGCACAAGTTGATCAAATTGGATTTGACGAAAATGTTTTAACAGAGATATCTAACATTAGGCGAGAGTTGATTGATAAGCTTCAAAGTCAATGTGACAAGGCAAATGAAAGAGCAAGAAAACTGCTTGTAGAAAATAAAGATTTAAAAGATTTTTTACGTGAAAAAAATTTAATAGATGAGTTTGGGTCGGTGATTGAATATGAATAATATTGTTTTAACTCAAACTGATATTATTGAACAGTGCATAGAAGATTGTTTTGATGGATTTAAAGAACTTGTAGAAGAATTGGAAGATACGTTTGGAGAGTATGGTATTTTTACGAGATCAAACTTGTACAATATGACTACAAAAAGATATAGAGAAAAACTTGATCTTGCTGAATTTATACAATGGGGCAGAAGAAATCCATCAAGATTTTGCGAAGAAGTTTTTAACGTTCAACTTATGGATTATCAAAGATATTTATTTGATAGCTCTTGGAATAAACCATTTGTTGCATGGGCGATGTCAAGAAACGGTGGCAAATCTTTGCTGGCTGCGTTATTCATTATGACAAAAATGTTACTGATTCCAGGCTTTAAGGCGTACATACTTGCAGGTGTTGGTTCTCAATCTATTGAATTGTTTACAAAAATGGAACAATTTGCTTTAAAAAACATTTCATCATTTACAAATTTAAACGATGTTTTCCAAAGCAACGTAGTGAAATCACAAGCAAATTCTACAGGATGGGTTCATAATCCAGCGAGCTATACGGTTAGAACATTTGGCGGCTCTCAGTGTTTTACACTAAATGGTGCTTTTGACAACAACAGAAGTAAGCGTTCTAATTTAAATGTTTATGATGAAGCTATGAATGCACCAGATGAATTGTTTCATACATCAGAACCTTTTACAACTCAGAATTCAGAGTTTAAAATGGGTAAAGGTTTTAATGCTGATGATGTTTTGTCAGAACCAATACCTTTTCCAAACCAATTATTATATTGCTCTTCTGCTGGAAGAACCGACCAATATTTTTTTAAAAAATATAAAGAGTTTTCAATTCGTATGTTTGCTGGGGATAAAAGATATTTTTGTGCGGATATATCGTGTGACGTAATTATTAATGCTACTGTTCACAATAAGCTATGGCCAGTACCTTTGTTAACTCAAGAAAAGGTTGACCAAGCAATGAGAGATGATAAGGAAGCTGCACTAAGAGAATATAGAAACATATTTACTTCTGAGGGTGGCGATGGTCAAATTATTAAAAGAGCAACTATTATTAGAAATTCAGTTTCAAGACCACCAGAGCTTAAAAATGATGATAGCAAAAAGAAATATGCTCTTTTATTTGATAGTGCAAGATCAAAAGATAACAGCGTTGTGCTTTGTGCAGAATATATTAACGACCCAAATGTTGGATGGCGAATGAAAATACAAAACGTTGTAAACTTAATAAACATATTTAAAAAAAATAAAACTCCTATGACAACACCAAACCAAATTAAAGAAATTAAAAAGTTATTGCTTGCGTACAATGGCGATGGAGTTGCAGATTATGAAAACATAATTGGATTTTGGATTGATGCTGGAAGTGGAGGAGCTGGTGTTAATATAAGCGACTTTTTCTGGGAAGACTGGGAAGATGATAACGGTGTGATGCATCGTGGTTTAATTGATAAGGAGTATAGTCCAGAAGAGGTTAAACTGTATCCAAACGCAATTAAGGACACAATGAGATTAATTCAACCATCAAAATACAAAGTTGAAATGTATAGAGCTTTAATTGAGATGATGGATATGAATTTAATAGAATGGCCAAATGAATATGATGGTCGTGGTTTTATTACAGTGTTGTATGAAATAAACCAAAAAACTGGTGAAAAAACAATAAGGTATTTAGAACCAACTGAAAATGAAATAAAAAAGTTAAAAAAAGATGGCATTGAAATTGTAAGAGAACAATATTACTTGACTACAGAGGAAGAAGTTTCATTAAAACAGATTGACTTAATGAAAACTGAGCTTGTTAATATATACAGATACAAACAATCAAATGGTGGAGATAGATTTGATTTATCAACGGATGTTGCTAATAAAATGCACGACGATAGAGCTTATGTAGCAGCTATGGCCGCCCTTTTATTACAACAACTACGAAGAGAACACTTGGTTACAAAAAAGAAGCCATCTTCTTCCAACTTGATTGACAAGCTTCCAGTTACAGCTGGGAAACAATTAAATAAACTTTTTGGGTAAAATGGAGGTGAACGTATGTCGAAAACAAAAGAGCTTACAGAGAATGAAAGAATAGCCTTGCTCACTAAAGAAGAAAGAAATAGGGTTGCTTTTGCTTCTGTTGCTAACGCATTGGCTTTGATTGATTTAACAAAAAACAAAAGTTTAACTTATAGTACCTTCTCAAGAGACAATTTGAGAACCTACTTGAAAAATCCTGCTACTGAGACAAACCAGAAAAATTTAAGAAAATTAAGTAATTTTTTGTATAGCGTATCGCACGTTTACCGAAGACTAATTAATTTTAAAGCATATCAGGTAACTTGTAAGTCTTGGACTGTTTATCCAGATATCCCGTTAATTGAACAACCAGACCAAGATACAATATTGCAGAATTACGAAAAAGTAATTAGATATGTTCGTAACATGGATTTAAAAAGTCAAATTTTAAAATGTATGTTACAACTTTGGAAAAATGATATTGTATATGGTTTTTGTTATGGAGATCCCGAAAAAGACGGAGAGTTTTTTATTCACCTTTTAGATCCAGATTATTGTAAAATATCAAGCCAACAATACTATAGAGGTGTAATAAATTATGCATTTGATTTTAGTTTTTTTTCAGGAGACAATGCGTATTATTTAGATGTGTATGATCCAATTTTTAAACAAATGTATAATAAATATCAAA